CAGAAGTTCCTGAGACCACTTCTTTTGATATTGATGGTTCAACATATGATTCCTATGGTTCCTACTATAATGTTTATGATAGCTATGAGCCATCCATTTCAACTGTAGAACCATCACAAACCACTACAGAAGTTCCTGGGACCATTTCAACTAATACTTCCATTTCAACTACAAAACCATCACAAACAACCACAAAAGTTCCTGGCACCACTTCAACTAACACTTCCATTGAAACTACAGAACCATTACAAACCACCACAGAAGTTCCTGATATCATTTCAACTAACACTTCCATTGAAACTACAAAACCATTACAACCCACCACAGAAGTTCCTGATACTTCCATTTCAACTACAGAACCATCACAAACCACCAAAGAAGTTCCTAATACTTCCATTTCAACTACAGAACCATCACAAACCACCAAAGAAGTTTCTGGTACCACTTCAACTAATACTTCCATTGAAACTACAGAACCATTACAAACCACCACAAAAGTCCCTGTCACCACTTCAACTAATATTTCCATTGAAACTACAAAATCATCACAAACCACTACAGAAGTCCATGTCACCACTTCAACTGATACTTCCATTGAAACTACGAAACCATCACAAACCACCACAAAAGTCCCTGTCACCATTTCAACTGACACTTCCATTTCAACTACAAAACCATTACAAACCACTACAGAAGTTCCTGGCATCATTTCAACTAACACTTCCACTGAAACTACAAAACCATCACAAACCACTACAGAAGTTCCTGGCATCATTTCAACTAACACTTCCATTGAAACTACAAAATCATCACAAACCACCACAAAAGTCCCTGGCACCACTTCAACTAACACTTCCATTGAAACTACAAAACCATTACAAACAACCACAGAAGTTCCTGGCACCACTTCAACTAACACTTCCATTGAAACTACAGAACCATCACAAACCACCGCCATAAATAATTCATCTTATTCTATTGATCCAGATGAGGTAGTTAACACTATTTATGAATTATTCATTTGAGTTCATTCCCAATTACTAAAATAAATAATAAAAAAATGTTTTAGTCACAGGATGTTGTGGATTCACATGTTCAAACTTTTTAAATTGTATATTGGAAAAATACAGCAATATTAGTTTTATTGATATAGATGCTTTATATTATTGTTCTAGAATTAATAATATAATTTTTAAAAACAGAAAGAAACAAAACTATCAAAGGAAATACATCAGATGTTGTAAATTCATATATTCAAACTTTTTAAATTATATATTGGAAAAATACAGCAATATTAGTTTTATTGATACATACACTTTATCCTTTAATGGACCGAATTATCAAAATATTTTTTTGTTTTGATTTGTAACCATACAAGAAGCCTAAATAGATATATTTTTCAACAAATATTTATTGAAATCATTATATGAACATACCAAAGTTCATTAAATGATATTATTGTTCTAGAATTAACAATACAATTTTTAAAAACATAAAGAAACAAAACTATCAAAGGAAATACATCAAACAAATAATTGATTGATTTTGTTTCAAAATAAAATATATGCTATCATTCATTTTACAACACAGACACAGTCTCATGTTGATAATTATTTTTCCAATTCCCTTCAATATTCAAAAAATAACATAATTGGAAACTTATATTCTGTTGGAAAGTTCCAAATGTTGGGGAAAGATAAAAATTGATGAGGCGTAACAAAGGACAGTTTTGAATATTCAAGATATTAAAAAACATTTTTGTTGAATTCCATAAGATGAAAAAATGTTTATGGTTCTAGACAACATCAAGAAAAATTAATTCCTAAATTTATTAAATTTTTAATCAATGGAAAAATGATGAATTTAATGTTTTAGAGATATTAAAAAAACCAATAAAAAAAACCAATAAAAAAATATGTAATACCCTCCATCTTTTGAAAAACAGGTTAAATTTGTTATAGATAAAATATTCAATAATCAACGTTTGAAATAGCATCTGACAAATTAATAAAACTAGGATGGAAACAAATGATTAAATTGGTCCAATATCATTCCATAATTCTTCATGAAATTCTTGTTCTGATACTATTATCAAAAAATCTCTTATGGTTTGGTAAGTTCTTTTGATATAATAACAAAATTTTTTTTTAAATTTATATTTTTTATCCATAGATAAATTTAAAATTTTGAAAATTTACAAATCAAATTTATTTCCAGTAACTTTTTTCCAATCGAAAATTTTTATTATGTTTATTTTTATAAAATATTTTAGTAAATTTTATTACAATGAATTACAGAAAAATTATTGATAAAATCTACAATAAATTTTTATCAAGAAATGTTGATCCATTAGGTATTCAAACATATTTCAATCTTCTTGATTCAAGGAAAATTACATTGAATGGTTTTATCAAGATTATTACTTCTTCTAATGAATATATTGAAAAATCAAAAAAAAAATTAAATAAAACATTTCTCAAGATTTGTTCAAGAAAAATAACTAAAAATGAATTTCCTATTTATTTTGATATTTTAAAAAAAAATGGTAATGATATAAAAGTGATAGAAAATTTACTGTTGAACTCTCAAGAGTTTAAACAAAAAACAAATAATCGAGATATTTTGATCAATGACAAAATCAAAAAACTTTATAAAGATTTATTGGATAAAAACATCAATCAAGAATCTTTGAAAATACATAGAGAAAAAATCATCAAAAATGAAATGTCGCTCGATGATTTGGAATATGAATTGTTAAATTCTGAAGAATGTTCTAAATTAGTAGATAAGAAAATTAATGATTGGATAAAAAATTTGGATAAATAAACATTTTTTTTCTGTTTGTACATTAAATGAAAAATAGTAATATTGGTATTCCAAACATATTTAAATTAAATTCCAACCCAAAAAAAAATCCACCAGTTTTTGCCAAAAATGAAGGAATATCAAATATTGATTTAATTGATAAAACAAATATGAAAAATCCATTAGAAGGAACCCCTTTGAAAGGAGGTTTTGGAGGAAATTTTAAAAGAAATTTATTTTGCCGAACAGATATTGAATCTCATGGTTCCACCAGTTCTTGTAGTTATAGCAATGGAAGCTCAGGAAATTATTATGAAAGTTCCCAAAATGGAGGATATTCGGATAGAAGAGATGGAACATACTCAAATCCAAGTTATTCAAAAAAAAACCATTCAAACTCAAGTTATTCAGACTCAAATTCCAGTTATACAGATTCAAGTTATACAGATTCAAGTTATACAGATTCAAGTTATTCAGATTCAAGTTACTCAAACTCGAGTTATTCAGATTCAAGTTATTCAGATTCGAGTTACTCAGACTCGAGTTATCCAGATTCAAGTTACTCAGTATCAAGTTATTCAGATTCAAGTTACCCAGATTTGGGTCACCATCAAAATGATTTAAATAGTTATTCTGGGTTGAAAAATAAAAATTAGTAATTTAATTATTTTTAGTACCAAATAAATTAAACTGTGTTTAATAACCAAAAGATTAGTAGCAGGGAAAAACAAAACCTTCCAAAAAAATAGATTGGTTTTTATCAATTTATTGAAATTTCAAATGAACTAAAATAACTTGAGATACAAGTTTAATCTTCGTTTGGCTGAGTTTTGAGTTATGAACAAGTTTGTGTAGGCATCCAAAGAGGCACAATCGAAATATGAAATTTAATTGCTCCTAGCGATTTTTTTGTACATTTTTCTACAATTTCTGATTCTGTAAATTCATAAAAATCCAAAGTTTTAGAAATTTCATGTGAAATTATTGGAGATTTTGTGATGGACCAATATTTATGTTTTTTGTCTCTATAAAGATAATGTTTTGTTCCAATGTTATCTGCTTGAACAAGACATTCCAATTCATCAGAAACAACAGATTTACATATTTCATATGTAGCCATCCATTTATGATAACCAATACAACGAACAAGTACTGGAATTCTTGGTGGAAACCCATATTTGTCAATATGTTGTTCTATGGTTTTTTGTTCCTTATGATATTTTTTAATCAACTTGTCATAATCAAACGACAACTCTGTGTGTGGTTCAAAATTATATTCCATTTGTGTTGATTGGTATCACGGTTTGATGTTACAAACACTTTCATCTATGTGACAAAATCAAATTTTCATGTTTTTGTTGGCTTTTGGGTTGTTGGCTTTTGGAAGCATTGGCTTTTGGAGCATTGGCTTTTGGAGCATTGGCTTTTTGGCGTTGGTTCTTGTGGTGTTGAGTGTTGAATTCTTGGAGTGTTGGTTTTCAAATCGTTTTGTTTTGACTGCTGATTTGTACGATTCCATCAAAATCAAATCTAAAAAAAATATCACAAAACATAAAAAATTTTCATGGAAATATAAAACATAACTTTTTACACATCACATTTCATAGTCATAAAAAATAAAAAAACTAAGCCCATCAAAAAAAAACATTATTAGTGTTCGATATTAAATATTCACCAATGAACAAATAAATATCATTAAAAATATCATTTTTGATCTATCCTTTAATGAACTGAATTATTAAAATGTTGTTTTGATTCATAACCATAACAAGAAGCCAAAATATATTTTTCGACAAATATTGATTAAAACCATTATATAAACATACTAAAGTTTATTAAAGGATATAAAATCTGTTTTGATCTGGTTTTTAAGTCTATCAATTTTTAATCCATTTAAAATATTTTTCTATGTTTTTTGGACTTTTATGAACTACAATTTTTGAAAATTCCAAATTCACAACTCTTTTTATTTTAATTTCAATTTTCACATCATTTTCATTGTTACTGTCTATCGAATTCCCAACTCTGATTCCTTTGATTATGTTCCAATTTCTATTCATAATTTGTTTGGAAATATTATTATTTCATGTTTTAATTCTAAGTATGTTTTAGATGAATGTACCAAAGATATTTTTGTACACTCACATTGGTGAAATAAAAAATCTTGTATTGTTGTTCAAAAAATCATATTTTTGGTGTACAAAAACAAATGAAATTTTGATAGGAGGATATAAAGACAATTTATCTTGATTTTGACTATAACATGTTAAAATTGAATGATTGGACAATTATCAAAAAAAATGATTATGTGTCGTACATTATTGGTATTTATAATAAGAAAAAAATATATTCTACAACTATTTGTAGGATTTCATATTTGCATAATTATTTTATAATCGTGGAAACACTCGATAACAAATACAAACTTTATTTCGAAAATAAATTTAATCCAACAAGAGAAAACAAAATATTATCAGATTGGAAATTTTATAAACATGGATACATGTTAAAAAATTTAAACTATTTCAGTGTTAAAGAAAATTGTTGTCAAATATTGGGTTCAAAAATTGTTGGTTATGATAATTTAAGAAGAAAATATTGGGAAACTACGCCAGTAGTAAGAATATTTTTTTACTCTGATTTTATGTGTGTGTACACTGAATCTGGGTCAAACTATTTATTGTATTGGTAATTAAATGAATTTGTGTGAAAATTATGATTGAATTTCAAATTATAAAAGTGTCCATAAATTCTTTAATTTCATAAATGGGAATTCCTTTGGACAATGCTTTTTTTATTTTTCCAGTAATTTTTGTTTTATTTTTAACAACTAAATGTGTGGTTTTTCCAGATATTGAACCACATATTTTACCTCCATTATCAATTATATGTTTTTCTATTTTATTATCTCTGTGACCAGAAAACAACACATTAAAATCCTGTAATATAGAATTTGAACTTTTTAGACCTACATTTTTTTTACTTGTTTCAAAACTTCTTTTGGGAAGAATTTTAATAAATTTACTAAATTTATCAAGACCTTTAATAAATTGTATTGTAGATTTATCTGAAAAACCTTCAACACTGTTTATTTTATCAAATAATTCATGTTTACTAATCATGGAAAGACATTTAGGATATTTATTTAAAATTTTTGTTAATTTTTTTTTTCCAAATCCAGGGCCAAAACAACTGCTCCCTTTCATGATATCAACCAAATCACAATTATAATATGAATTTTGAACATTGTTATAAATTTTAGTGGCCATTTTAATTTTTATTCCTTCAATATCAAGAAAATCATCTATTGTGGCATTTAGAAGTTTTACTATTGAATCTATCCCAGAATCAACACAAGTAGATATTCTGGATAATTTAAAATTTTCTGCTCCAATTGATATCACAAATCTGAGAATTTTTTTGGCCAAAATCATTTTATTATATTTACAATCTTCATTATTTTCATCTTCATCAATTAATAAATCCACCTTAGTTTCATTCCATTTATATTTGATGCTTGGCATTTTTGGTTTTCCAGCTGGAACAAGAACTTTAATAATTTTTGGAATGACAGACCCACTTCTGATGATTTGAATTACAGCTCCTGGCCCAATTATACCTCCTATGTTATTATTAATTATAAAGTTGGCATTATTTCCAGTAATCCAATTTATTTCTACACCTTCCAAATGAGTAGGTTGGATTCTAACCCTTGGTTTCAATGTTCCCCAAGATGAAGGATTCCATTCCACATCTAATACTATAGATTCAGAAGTTTGTTCTTTTAAAACCATCTTAAAAGCAACCGAATGTTTAGGATTTTTCCCAATTAGTCTTGGGAATATTTTATTATTTGTTAAAATTATTCCATCTATTTCAAATGGACTATCTTCTCTTCGTTCTAATAAAATATCACTTAACATATCAATATTAACATTACTGTGGAATTTGTTATGAACAACATTAAATTTTTTATCTTTTAGAAATTTAAATTGTTCCAAAGGATTTTTTATGGGTTCTATTAATTCATAAACAATAAATTCTAAATCTTCCAAAACTTTTGGTATTTTTATATGTTTTGAATTTATGACTCCAGACACAAGATTTCTCGGGTTAGAAAATTTTGATTGGTATTTGAACCATCTATCTTTTCTCATTATGAATTCTCCACGAATAATGGCATTTTCCCCCAATTTTGGAAGAGCCAAATATTTTTGTAGATAAGAAACATTTTGTCCAATATAACCATTTCCTCTTGTATAAATATTTATCACTCCATCTGAATAAACTATCAATCCACTTGTTCCATCCAATTTATCACTTATCATGTATCCACCTTTTGAATATGTTTTTTTCCAAATATCCAAATTATCTTCTGGTTTAAATTTTTTCATGCTTCCCATGTAACAAGGCAATTCCACTTTTTTTTTGGGAACTGCAATTACTGCTCCAACTTTTTTCAAAATTCCAATCAAACCTATTTTTTTTTCCAAAATATCAACAATTAAATCATAAACAGAATCAGTAATGATGGATGTTCCATTATGATAATTAAAATCCGCCAATTTTATGATACCTTCTATTTGTTTGACATTTAGAGTTTTCAAATAGTTGTATGGATCATCTTGTATTTTACCCCAATCATATTGTATCTTCTTGTTTTTTGTGATAGTTTTCCCAGTTTTATCAGTTTTATCAGTTTTATCAGTTTTATCAGTTTTATCAGTTTTATCAGTTTTATCAGTTTTATCAGTTTTATCAGTTTTATCAGTTTTATTAGTTTTATTAGTTTTCCCAGTTTTATTAGTTTTATTAGTTTTATTAGTTTTCCCAGTTTTATTAGTTTTATTAGTTTTATCAGTTTTCCCAGTTTTATTAGTTTTATTAGTTTTCCCAGTTTTATTAGTTTTATTAGTTTTCCCAGTTTTATCAGTTTTATTAGTTTTTGTCATTTTTCTTTTCATAACCAATTTTCTTTTTATATGTTTTGTGGAAGTGATATTTTTTATAACGGATAACTTTTCTGTCATTTTGATAGATTATTTCCCCTGACAAAATATGGAAAAAAAATATCAAATTTAAAAAAAAAATATGATAAATCATTTTGTGGATGATTCATGGTAAAATCAAACATAGTTGATAAATCTTGGTTTTTTCACCATTTGAAGTCATAAATTTATTTGAATCAAGTTACAAAACTAATGGTGATTTACCAGATATTGTTTATCTTAAACTCAACAACCAATTTATAGTTTGTTCAACATTACCATTAGTTATTGTGAGTCCTTGAACACAAATGTCTTCATCATTAAATCCCATGTTTCTCATGGTTTCTAATTGATTTTTAAATTTTTCTCGTGTTTCCATGGAACATCCAGAAGTAAGAGCAATTGAAGAAATTGGAGGAATTGGAGGAATTGGAGGAATTGGATGAATTGAAGAAATTGGAGGAATTGGATGAATTGAAGAAATTGGAGGAATTGGAGGAATTGGAGCAATCCTTGATATTTGTTGGATAATGTCTCGTGGTAGACCATCCGTTATTTCATTTTCATGAACATTGTCATCATGATTGTTATTTCCATCTTGTTCGATATCTTCATAGATATGGCGTCCTAAATGTTCTATTATTCTTGTCATGGGATTTTGTCCTTGAAAAGATAAACTGGAAACATGTTGTTGGTAAAAATCTCCGAACAAATCAGGAATTATTTTTCTGGGAGATTTTTCCACAATTAAGATGTACGAATAATTTTTGATATTGTAGAAATCCAAAGTTTTTTCATGTTCCAAAATTATGCCATTAAATAATAATATTGGATTTTCATCGATTATGAATTTTTTTATTATTAATAAATTTAAATAATCATTAAAAAAATTTAGTTTTTTTTCCACAATAATTTCTTTGTCTTTAGTGCCAAACACAATCTTCATTGTTGCTTTCAATAAAAACATTTTTTAATTTCAAATTTTATTTTCCAAAAATCATGGAATTATTTTACACCAATAATATATAAATGAACAAAATAATCAAAAATTTCACAAATACCATTTTAAGAAAAAAAAATGAAAATTTCTCTTTAGAAGAAGAAACACCAAATTTTAACAAAAAATATATTACTGCTGTTATATCTATTGTTATTGCTGATTTATTACTAATGTTTTTGGGAAAATTCTTTTGGAACAATTATTTAGTAAATATTGTAACTTTTATTAAACCCATTGATTCAATATTAGATTTTTGGGCATTATCAATATTATTTAGAATTTTGCGTAATTAAATTTTCAAAAAACATTGAAATTTTATCCAAAAAAAATAATTTATTATTTGAAAACTATTTTTTTAATTGATAACACAAATGAGAAAAATAATAACAGATATTGTCATAAAAAAACAAAAATTTAATTTTTTACACCGATGAAGTTTTAAAATGGGACAAAAATTACTTAAAGATATAATAATATGTAAAACACCGATTTTTAGAATGGTCAGTTTTGCTGGACGCAGTAAGTATGGTTATGAGGATAAATCGTCCTATTCGCTATGCTCATCCATACACATTCTTCATGTTGTATTTCTGGTTAGGGTTTGAGATGTACGAAACATTGCTAGATGTTAATTGTTAAGGAAATATAACCATTTAGCAAACGAAGCAGTATGACTACTGCTGTCAGTGGCGTACCTTCATGGGATAACGACAGGGTGTTGCTAGCCCATTTATTTTCTTATGAAAATAAATCCACACAACCAAAATTTACATGTCCTGAAACGGGCAAACTTTGTTGATTTTTTGGAACTTTTTGTTCCATTTTAAAACTTCATTGGTGTAAATCAAAGTTAAAAATATATTTCCGTTATAACACTAAGTTATTATCAGTGTTTTTAGGAAAATTTCCTATCCTTTCATGGCCCAACAAGTTGGGCAACTACAGTTTTTCCCTCCAGAAACCATGGTGTATTTTTACACCACAGGTCTCTAAAGGATAATTAGTAACTTTGTCAAACCCATTGATTCAATATTAGATTTTTGGGCATTATCAATATTATTTAGAATTCAACATGGTCAAATTTCAAGAAGCGTTGTAATTTTTCAAATAAATAGTTTTAATATATGAATGAGGAAAAGAAAACATCAAAAAATCAAAAAAACTAAAAAAATCAAAAAACCTAAACCTGTCAAAACAAAAGAAGACAGAATTAAAGAAACTGATTTGATCAAAGAAAAAATATTTTCTCTTGGTTTATCAGAAGAACACGAAGGAGTATCTGAATTATTCAGAGAATTAGACATATTTATGAATAATGGTTATTCGTGTTCAGGAAAAATAAAACTGGTAGGAAATAAAAGAGTTATTCATTTTAATTTGGTAAGATTAAAACAAATAAAATCTACAATATGTCTTAAGTATAACCCTGAAGTATAATTATTTAGTTGATAATCCAATATTAATTTTTTTTCTTAGTTTTTTTGAAATTTTATTTGTCCATTTATCAAATGGAGCTAGTTTGATAAATTTGTCAAAATCTTTTTTATCTATATTTTTTTTCCTGAGATATTGAATAGTATCATCAAATTTATTTTTATCAATGATATTTTGAAGTATAAGTTCAGAGTAATAATCAAAACAATCAAGATCAATATCTAATTTTTTAGACATATATTTCCTATTTTTAAGATTTTGATATTTATGTGAATTTTTGGTCAATAAAGAAGTAAAACGAATATTTTTGACATTTCTGATCTTTTTCTTCTCAAATTTACTTAAAATATTTCTGGCAGCCATACAACTCAACAAACCCATGTGTTCAGATAAATTCCATTGTTGTGTTTCATAAACATGTTTCTCCAATAAACAATATGTACCAATATAATCATAATAATTGCATAATTCTTTTAATTTTTTTTTGTTTGTTCCAAAATAGTTTTTATCTAAAAAATATGGTAAATTTTCATGAACAATTAGAGGGATTAACAAAATATCATTCTCAACATAACCAATAATCCTATCAATTGATAGATTTTTTAAGGTCAAAATTTTTTCAACAGATACAAATAAATTAAGGTCTAATTTTTTTTTATAAAAATTAGAAAATAATAAATTTAATTGTTCTAAATTATTTAATTCATCTGTGTATGTTGATTTAATAAATTCCAACATGTACAAAACTCTTCTTATATCATTTTGACAATGTTTATACAATATCTCAATACAATATTGATTAATTTTAATATTTTCTTTTTTAGCTATGTTTTTCATGAAATTTATTAAGTTGCTTTTTGATGGATAATTAAATTTAACACATTCACAATGTTTTTTTAGTTCATTGATTTTTTTTTTTTCATTGTTACAAATACATATAATTGGTGTTTTAATATTACTAACTTTTTTAGTGTGAATCATTTTTATTATTTGATTGATTCCACCTCTATCTCCATTCATACAACCATCAATTTCATCCATTATTATTCCTGATTTGATATCTTCATTCATCAACATTAAAATATTTTTATTATTGATAATTTTTCCCATGTTTAGTTCAACTGATTTTGCTGTTCTTGATATACTGGCATTAAATTCTATAGGTTCATAATTATATTCTTTTAAAAGAACATGAGCAAAAGTTGTTTTTCCAATCCCAGGTGGTCCAATGACTAATAAAGCATTTTTTTTATTTTTGGTTGGGGATTTTGGAATATTTTCAATCCATTCTATAGATTTATCAATGTTTCTTTTGTTTCCTAAAAGATTTTTTAAATGTTTAGGTTTATATTTTTCAATAAAACTTGTCATTAATTAAATAAATTTTTTTTTTTTAAATATAACTCAAATTTTTCATTTTTATTTTTTGACATGAAATCTACCAAAAATTTTGTTAAACCACAAAGATATTAAATTATTCTAATATAAATGACACATCCACCATGGATTATTCCAGATACACAAAATAAAATAAATTATCGTAATGGAGATATAATAATTTCTGTTCCTCCAAAAAGTGGAACTACATGGACAATGATGATTCTTCATCAATTGATAACTGGTGGTGATTCTAATTTCAAAGATATTTATATTGAGGTTCCTTGGATAGAATTTGCCAATAATCCAGATATCAATTCAGATTTATTAGCAAACAAAATTAACAAAATGCCAAATAAAAATAAATCAAGAATATTCAAAACTCATTCTTGGCCTAATACCATTCCATTTATCCCAATAAAAAAAAATAAAATAGTTAAATATATTGTTGTGTTAAGAAATCCAGAAGAAGCAATAGTTTCATTCAAATATTTCATGGAAAAACACACAAATAATTGGTTTATAAAATGGGATATCCCGCCACCTAAAAAATATGATAATTTAACATTATTTTATAGGGATGTGATAATAGGAAAAGGATTTTGGAAACGTTATTTTAATTTTGTTAAATATTGGTGGTCAAAGAAACAAGAAAAAAATGTTTTATTTATGCATTTTTCTGAAATGAAAAAAAATCATGAAAAATCTCTTGTAAAGATAGCAAATTTTATTGGTGTGAAACATACAGATAAAGAATGGAATAAAATTATGAAATTCACATCATTTGATTGGATGAAAAAAAACCAGATTAAATTTGAGCTTCCAATTATAGCTCCAGAATTATTGCATTCTGGTGGGATGATTAGAAAAGGGAAAACTGGAAAAGCACATAAAGATGGAATGACAAGTGAAATAGCCAAAGATTTATTACAAAGAGGCTCAAATCTTGTTAAGAATGAAGAAGCTATCAAATGGTTTTACAATGGAGGTTCTTATTAACCACATTCAACTACAAAATAATTAGTAAAGTGTCATTTTTCAATATAATGATTTCATCAATTGATATCCTTTGATGGACTGAACATATTTATTAGTTTTTATGATTATCCCTTAGAGACCTATGGTGCATTTTTGCACCATGGTTTCTAGAGGGAAATACTGTAGTGAACCAACTTGTTGGGCCACGAAAGGAGGGGTATTTTGATTTGATTTATGACCATAACAAGAAGCCAAAATATATTTTTCGACAAATATTAATTTAATTCATTATATGAACATACTAAAGTCCACTAAAGGATATTTTCCAAAGTGCAATTTTTTTAAATTGAAATTTTTTTAAATTTGTTATTCATATGATAGATGTACTGGTAGTTGGGGCAGGAGGTAATGGACAAACATATTTTATGAAGTTCTTAAATAAAAATAAAATAGTTACGAATCATCTTGGAGATAAGGACATGATGAAACATAAAAGTTGTCCTTCTAAAATACGAAAAAAAAATATAAAAAAATGTATATTTATTTATAATGATCCATTAAAATCTATATTATCACATTATAGACGTGGATGGTTCCATGACCAAATCAAAAAATTAGATGATCCATATAAATTATCAAAAATACCAATGGATAAACTATTTAAACTCACAATTTGTAAAGGTGAAGATATATTTGGTATAAAACATCAGTTTAACAATTGGATAAATGTTAAGGTTGATTATCCCATTTTATTTTTAGATTTTAACAATGTGTCAGAAAGCAAAGATCTTGTAAACAAATTTATTGAAAAAAATCTAGACTATTCTTTGTTTAAAAAAAAATCACGGAATTCGTCTATAAAAAATGTGAACCCAATAATTATAAAAATATATTCTGATTTATATGATTATATCAAAATTAATGCTAAAAAAAAAAATCTTTTGCTCATTTGAGAATTTTCATGATGGAGTTCTTATCAGCCACATTCAACTACAAAATAATTAGTAAAATTTCCTTTATCGACTAAAGGGCATAAATGAATATCTCTGCTAATACAATATTTATCTCTTCCATTAGCAAACATACATTTATTTTGGACAAATAAACAATAAGTAATATTTTCGCAAGGTCCAAAATAGTAACTATCTCCACTACTACCTATATCATAATTTGGAACACAATAGTTTGCTGATGAAATTATATAAGATGTTCTATTATTCTCAACACAATGATATTGTTGTGATTCAAAATATGAGTCAAACAATGGTAAATTAAATAATAATAATAATAATACAAAATTTAATTTCATTTTATATTTTTTGTAAAAAATCAGATATGAAAAAATCAAAATTTTAATGTTTATAAAATATAGATTTGTAAAAACTACTCAAGAAAAAAAACATGATTATATATTGATAACAAAATTTCATATTTTGAGTTTTTGTTCTGATAATTCATTTTCATATTTTGTTCTATATTTCCTGTTATCTTTAAGGGTGTAAAACATAATCTGAACTTTTGAAATTAATTTGTACATCCACAACATACAGAATTATCCTCATGACCAATAATGACATGGTGGTTTATATTTTTAATCATGAGTTTTTGGACCTAATTGAACTGTGTTTAGCTCATTATTATTTTTTTGTAAAAAGAACAATCTGAATTATCTAAACATGAACTTTCCCATGTTCCAGGGAATTTCATAATATCTTGAAAATATGATGAACAATTCACAAGTATCTTAGTATTACCTTTCTCACCTATCTTTTCGTGGTCCAACAAATTGGTCCGCTACATAACATCATTTATTTTAATATCAAAGATGACAAACAAATACAACATCATTGACACTTTCTATCATTTAATGAACTTTAGCATATTCATATAAATGGTTTCAATCAATATTTGTCGAAAAATATATTTTGGCTTCTTGTTATGATCATAAATCAAAACAAAAAAACATTTTAATGAATATCTTCGGTCCATTAAAGAATAGTCATGCTAGAACAGGTGAAATATCATGGTTGCCATCATCCAAAGTTTAAATGTTCAATTCGCCCAAATTACCATTTCATGCTAATGTTGAAATTAATGACATTCTAATATTGGTAAAAATTTAACATTATGAATCAAAACCTGGCAATGCCACAAACAAAGTAAAATTTTAGGATGATTAAGTTTTTACACTGATGTTGATTTAAAATCAACAAAGTGTAACCGTTTCAAGCTGTGTAAATTTTGGTTTTGATGTATCGTGAAATACATCTGATGGTTTATAGTTGTTTTAATGTAATCCCATAGCGTTTTTAGAACACAGAAGCACTACTTACAACGAGTAAATCATTATAAACCATACAACTATTCATTACAATATGATAATATATCTTTGAGTAATTTTCGGCGTTTTAAATCTTCATCGGTTTAAAACTTGGAGGGAAATAGCCATGGCAAAAGTAAATTTCAAAAACTATCTGAAAAGTTTGGTTCACAACCAGAAGGTTATTCTGGAAAACAATTTCATGATATGAAAAATTTTGAAAATCTTGATAAAATAATAATAAAGTCCCAAATACTGATCAAAAATTAGTGGTCAGTACTTGGAAAAGTCAATATGACATAAAAGACTATTGACATTTCCTAAAAAATAAAGATGGAAAAAATAAACTATAAGCAAATTAAGTGGATATGATGGTTCATAACATTCTAATTTTTGAACTTTTTATTGAACAAAAATGTACTATTACATGGTATTTCTTTGGGTAGTTTTTTACGTTGGTTCATACTGTTCCATTGAATCAGAATCTTTATTGAATTTTTTAAAAAGAACAAAATACACTCTGGGAATATCCATTTGATAAATATATTTATGTATAGATTTTCTGGTGGTTTTATATTTACCAATTTTAGCTTTTTCTCTCAAATAAATACCATGTAACTCAAATATCAAAGGTTTAAATTTGAATGGTACATCAACTTTAATTTTTCGAACACGCATGTTGAAATATATATTAAATAAATTTTCAACCAAATTGCTTATTTTCAAGGATATTCTGTCCATTTCATATTTATCTTCATAAAAATATTGCAAATATTCATATTCCTGTTTATTTATGATTATATCCAATAGATGAAATGTTTTATTCGCTTGATTTCCTTTCAACTCAAACGCCTTCAAATATTTAGGACCTTTAATTTTGACTCTATCTTTTTTATTTTTGCTAAATAACATGTACCCTTCTTTTTCATAATCCAATTTTTTTAAATTTTTTTCTAATTCTTCATATGATGTGAATTTAAATTCTTTGGGAATTCTAACATTTATTTTAGGGATATTTTCCACAATTTCTAAAGTTGCCATATCTCTGATCCTAACCAAATATAAATCTCCATTGTCATATCTAGTTACTATCCTATTTTCTGGATGTGTTATTACAAAAGAGTAACAATAATTTTTGTTCAGTGAATCTAAATCAAATTTCAAACATTCTAAAAACATCTTATAAAAAGATTTTTTAGAAAACCAAAAACTTTTGTTTGAATCAATCATTCCTTTTGTGGAAAAGTTCCATTTGTCATTATGGTAATAGATATTCAACATTGTTCCATCTATTGACTCCTCAATAATAATATCACAAATATTATATGTTTTTTTAAATTCATCATAATCCATTCCTTTAGAAAAAGCGTAATTAACACATTTATTTGTATTTCTATCAAAAATGGCACCACGGCAATTTTCAACAAACCCATTTTTTAAATCACATTCACTATTTCTATTATATTTCATTAGATATAAATCATCACTGTACCTAAAAGTTAAATTATGGAATTTGGCTAATTTTATCACTTCTTCAAAAGATAAATCTGTCAGTTCATCAAAAACCATTTCGTAATATTTCTTGAGTTATTTTTAAGTAAATATCAAATTTTTTTCTAAATAATGTCTAAAATTTGTTTTTCCAACAAACTCATCTTTTAATGGATTGCTTAGCATTTCACAAATAAAAAAAATGAACCATTGAAACACTCATTCCTACTCAGCTTTTCAAAACTCAACCAAACTTAGTTTATTTTTCTAAAAGCTTTATTTTTGATCAAACTGTCTAAATCAAGGATAAAACAAATATTTAATATTGTGGGATAATTTCTGTCCTGATAAAATATTCACAACGTTTATTTCTATCATTTTTATCAGATGTAAAAATTGTGATGTATGGATAAATATCGTAACCAACAATATTTCTATTTTCAAATGTTGGCTTTAGATAAAACCAATATTTTTTGCCATTATATATTCTCATAACTGAAAATTTAGATTTGGGTAAACCAACTTCTTCACAAATTTGAGAATCTCCATTGTGAATAACCACTCTGTTTATATTAACATTGTTATGTTTGGTACATAATTTAGAAATATTTTTTTTAATTCTATGAATATCCAAATTATCAGGTTGATCTAAAAATAGTATTGTTGTACATTTACAACCATTCCCGTATGTTTTTATTTGAACTTTGTAATTATTGATATGGGACATCAAATATAAAACACCCATCAAAGAACTTACCAATGATGATATGCTCAAACTGAGAATTGTGATTATTGTGATAGGCTCCATTATTAAAAAAAAATATTTTTTTTTTTAAAATTCAAATTTACACCTAAAAAAGATTAGTTGTCAAGTTGATAATGTCACGTCTAATTACATTTCCAATACAACCAGTTACTCCTCCTATTCCCATTCCTATTGGACCACCACCCATTCCAGCCATAACACCTGGAATACCTCCTTTTACACAATTATTAATGAAATGATTATGACCCCATATTCTTGATTGACTTATATGATTATTCAAACTTGTGTTATTGAATTTAGAAGAAAACCTTGCTATGGACACAACTAAATCATTTGGATTTTTTGGCAATTTATGAATTTTCGAGTATGGTACAGAATCATGTGATATTTTGTGTAAAACATGTCTTGGAAATTTTAATATTTTAATGTTTGATTTGTGGAAATGTTTTGGAACAACTGGTACATGACCATGAGTAATTTTAGATGCCATGTGTGATGTGGAAATGTGTAAGTGAGAATGCATTAGTTGCTATATCAAATAGCGACAAATATATTTCAAATTTTTATTTTTGAAAAATTATTTAGAAATTTTGTTTTTGTGTACATGTTTTAATGGACTATTTGGGTTTTAATTGTAATTTATTGAAATCTTGATTCATACTTCTTATCCTTTGATTGACTGAACATATTTATTAAAATATATCATTGTTTTGATTTATTACCACACAAGAAGTCTAAACAAATATATTTTTCAACAAATATTAATTGAAACCATGGTGTAAATATTTACCATAGTCCATCAAAGGATAATAGTAAATAATCAAAATACTATCCTTTCATAGTTTTTAGAATCCCAGACTGATTAATTAGTCATAGTTTCCAAAGAATAAAAAAAATTTGTCATTCCATTTAGGAGTTATATTTTTTGGGAAAAATTATTGGGAAATTTTAATCATGTAAATAGATTTGGGTTGTTTGTGTTTTACACTGTTTTTTTTGATTTCTCCACTGTCATCATCACTATCATCATTAGAAATATATATTTTAGACTTTTTTTTACACATTATTTTGATATAAATCCCAATCCCACAAAGAATAAATAATAAAAATATCAAGATGATATATTCTATCCAATCAAAATTATTTCTTGATAAAACTGTGATGGTTCCATTTGTCAAATGGTCCATGAGTGTTATTTTAATTTGATTTTAATTTGATTTGAATTGAATATCAAATTTTGATAAAATTTACAATGATAACATAATTATTTTAAGATACAAAATGGCGATTGAAATTTTTCGGAAATAAATTTTCATTTTTGTTATAGAAATTTTCCCAACAACTGTCTAATATATATGTTTTAGCATGATCTTTTTTGTTTCTAATACTTCTTCCTAATGATTGAATGATTTTTTTGACGGTTTCATAAGAATACCACCATTTCCATTTGTTCATTTTACATTTTATTAATTTATCTCCCAAATAGGGATATGGAACTTTACATATTATTTGAAATCTACTAATATTATCTTTTAAATCAACACCTTCTTTCATTGATGGAGACAAAATTACGGTAGGTTTAACAGAAGTTATATGTTTTTTTAAAATTAAATCTCTATTTTTTGAATCATGTGACAGAAATCTTTTATTAATTAAATTAGTTTTAATGAATTCTAATATTTTATATGAATGACAATGAATAATTCCTTTATCTTTGGAATGTCTTTTCAATATTTTTTTTATTATTTTGATCATTTTGGGAAGTGTGGTTGATATATGAGAAAAACTCATGTTTCCTGTTGGACAATAATAAATAGGTTTATTTTTATGAGAAAATGGTGATGATATTGAAATATATTTGGTTTTTTCAGGTTCCAATCCATTTAATTCACAAAATTTGTTTTTGTCTAAAATTGTAGCTGACATCATTAATATTTTTTTTCCATATTTAAAAATCATTTCATTTGAATATTTTGAAATATCAATAGTTTTAAATTGAATTTTTTTATATTTTCTTTCTTCTTCAATTATATTTAGAACCCAATTTTCTGGATCATAACAATCAATAAATCTTCTAATCTTACAAACTGATTTATTTAGTTGTGTATGTTTATTAACCAACCTAATCATGTTTTCAGAAATGTCATTATTTAACAAGCTTGAATTGTCAAACACATCATCAAATTCTTCTATTTTTTTTTCAAGAAGTGTTATAATTTTATTTAGTTTTGGTTCATAAATTGAAGAAATCCAATTGAACAAGAAATTTTTATTATTGTTTTGTGGCATTTCCAAATTTACATCTTCTAAAAATTTATTTGATATTTCAATATTAATAAAATTAGCCAATTCTAAATCACAATTATGTGCTTCATCAATAATTAAAAGATTTCTTGGAAGAAATTTTTTGACGTACATTATCTGTGCTAGAAAATATGCAAAATTAGTTACTCCATCAATTTCTTTCATAAAAAGTTGTCTGTTTTTTTTGTAAATACAAGATTTACTACAATTTTTAAAAAAATTTGAATTTTTAGGAACAACTTTTAATGTTTTAAGAGCATCAGAACAAGATATTCCACAATGATATTTACATTCATAATTAGCAGCAGATGAGATAGTTCTCATGTTATATTGAATATCTTCAATATCATTGTTTTCATCACACTTGAAATTTCCAAAATCATTGATGTATTGTTGTTGGAGGATTTTTTGTGTCGTAATGAAATATGAGCAATTTTGATATTGAATTTCTTTAGCGATTGTTTTTTTATTTGTATTTTTAGATTTGTCACATTTTTTTTTTTTGGACACAAAAGATTCATTATTTTTGGAACAATTATTTAAATATCTGGATACAGTAACAGCAATTGCACTTTTTCCAACACCTGTTCCAGCCTCCAATATTACATAATCATATTTGATAAATGAATTCAAAATAAATTTTATAGATTTTTTTTGACAACGTCTAATTTTAGGAAATGGAAAATAATGCAAAAAATCTTCTGTTTTAACAGACATTAAAAATTGAGAATTATTTTTAAAATAATCAAAATTAATTTTGATAATTTCAATTATTTGGAAAAACAAAAATGAAAACATCATATTAATTATTTGTTCGTATTCTTTTACCAACCCTGTCTTTTTGTAATAATAAAACAACTTGATTCCATATGTATCTATTATATGATGAAACGAACACTATTTTTACTAGAACATTGTTTTTCTTTTCAAAAAGAAATTCCGACTTGTTCCCGTAAAAGTACACCACTGACAACAGTTATTTTACTGTTTCGTTGTTAATAGTTGAGTTTTTTCATGCTTGTGCAAAGTTAATTATATTCCTTAACTAACAAATGTTTAATCTTATGGATAAGAACCAATAAAGTGAAACTTAATATATTTCAAGTGCGAATTAGCAATATTTTCTAATCAGGAAATAGTTTTGAACCTTTTACAAATATCCTTTAATGGACCATGGGTGTTAATTTCACCATGGTTTCAATTTGTCGAAAAATATATTTTGGCTTCTTGTGTGGTCATAAATCAAAACAATGATATATTTTAATAAATATGTTCAGTCCATTAAAAGAATATAACTTGTTTTATCTTTGAGTCATTTCAACTGAAAATTTCAAAGGCGTGAATAGATTTGGCAGGATCAAGCCCATCTCAATTGATAGATAAATTCCAGAAGATTTTTGAAAATTATCCAGCATTAATGATTATTTTCAGGGTTTAATCAATGCTCTTAAATGGTGTGATATTACCTATAATAAATTTGGTTTATGGTTTTCTAAAATCAAAACATAATTTTTTTCAAATAAATTTGATAATAAAATACAAATTAATTTAACACACACAAAATGTTGTTTCCTTTTACCAAAGAAACCAAAATAACTCATGAAATTAATGAAAATTGCAATACCAACCACATAACTTCTATTGTGTTTGTTTTTACAATGACTCAATGGTGAGAATGAAAATGTCTCACCAAATGTCAAAATTTTGTTTGGTTTTGTTTTTTCCAATGCAAAATTTTCATGTCTTTTGTATATCTTAAAAAAAATTTATCATGGAATTATTCAACGCAAAATCAGCTTGGAAAATATGTTCATAATGAGTAGTTCCTGTTGGTAGATGGTTTCCTGGATATTTCCCAAATTCAAATAATTTGACACAGTAACAAAAGTCAAATAACACAAACACCATTAATATTTTGAAATGCATGTTTTATCAACAAAATATCAACTTTACCTTTAAATCACAATAGTAAATTGATTACCAATTAATTTTGCAATTAAAAATATTATAAATTAATTTTTCCGTCAAATTTGAAAACCACAATACATCATTTTATTTGTCGGACAACTACCATGACTTATTGCTGTCTCTGAATTTTTAAACATAATAATTGCAAACACCAAAAGAACAATACGAGTTATGCAACATATCGCTAAAATACCATATATCAGCTTGAAAAATCCCTCAATTTCTTTATCCCAAATCAAACGCAACATAATCAAATTCATGAAACTAATGAAACAACTCATGAGGCTCAATATCTTAATGATGCTAAAAAATTTATGGATGAAATGGGAGAAATTGAAAATGATAAAAAAATATTAGAAAAAAAATTAAAAAAAATTTCAAGAGAACAAAAAAAACTAATAATAGAACTGAACAGTTTGAGAAATACTATTTAAAAATCACAAAAATCATGAAATTTGAAATTACCAAAAAATATTTTTTTTTGAATAAAACAATGGAAATAATCAATACTAAATGGATTGATGTTACAGGACACGAACCTAAATTTATAAAAATTAAATCTTCTAAAATATGTGGAAAAGGTGCTTTTGCTAAAAAAAAAATTAAAAAAGGAACTTTTGTGGGACATTACATGGGCAAAATATCAAATGTGCTTAAAACTGGTCCATACATATTTTATTCTAAAAGAAATAATAAATTATTTTCTATTGATGCAACAAATATAAATTATAGTAATTGGACACGTTACATGAATTGTAGCACTAATATGGAAAATGAAAATATTAGTTCTTATTTTCTTAAAAATGAAAATATTTATAACATAAATGGAATATTAAAAAGTATTGAGGGCTATATAGTTTTTTATGCCAAACGTGACATTATGAAAAATGAAGAATTATTATATTATTATGGAACATTTTTTGCTAAATTATTGGAAATAACATATAAAAATAAAATTTAGGAAAATAATTCAATAAGAATTAATAAAAAAAACTATTACTATTGTATAAATGTCCAGAAGTATTTGGGGGCCAAAATTATGGTACATTATTCATAATGTAGCATTCAATATTATTCATGTTAAAAACAATATTGGGATATACCATTTGAGAAATTTTTATTACAATGTTGTTCCATACATCATTCCTTGTCTTTTTTGTCGTTATAACTATAAAAATCATATTTCTGTTAATATTTCCCCAATCTTTAATAAAAACACATTATTTCATTGGACAGTTAATATTCATAATATTGTTAATTCTTCGATTGGAAAAAAAAATGAATATGAGATCACAAAATATCGAAATATAGATTATAAAATTTATTATTGGTACATTAATTATTTAATAAATCAGATTAAACATGGATATATCATAAAAAACAAATTAATGGATTTTACAAATTATCTCACAATTGTTCTTCCAAACACAAAAGAAAAAATATCTTTTATGTTATGTTTAAACAAATATAGAAATAAATTAAAAAATCTAAATAATTTTGAAAGTACAATGAGATTGATCAGTAAATCTTTTTTTGTACCGATATTACCAAAAGATTTGTTACTTTTTAAAAAACAAAAAATATTTTATGAACAACTAAAAAATGTTAAACATGAACAATCCAGACTGAAACTGCTCAAATCAAAACAAATGAAACTATTTGGAAACTCAAAAAAATAATCATAAAGTTATTGAAAAATTATTGAGAAGTTATTGGTGAATTATCAAAATAATGGAAATTATTTTGCATATCATCAAATGCATGAATACCATCATAAAGTTCAGAACCATTCATTTTGCTTTCATCTGGATAAACATGTTGTTCATAGTCAGTTTTGTCAAAATTATTATTATCATTAGTTTCGATTTGTTCTTTTTGTTCAGAATCTATATTTTCATTCAATTTATAAAATTTGCTGAGTTCTGTACTATCATCACTAAAATTTGATTTTTTGTATTCCAAAGTATTTGGATTTGGATTAGGACCAGAATTTGAATCTTCTTTTGAATCTTTTTTTGAATTTTCTTTTGAATATTTGTCCAAATAATTTTCAAGATCTTGTTTTAAACTTTCAGCATTGAATGTTTCTGTTGTGTCATTAAAATTTTCTTTATTTGGTATTTGTTGAATGTTCAAATTTAATTGTTCATTATCAACTTTATCAGAACCATCAACACTATCAGCAATGTCAACTTTATGTGTATCCAATGTGGAATTAACATCATTTAGATTCACATCTTCATTTTGATGAATATTAAATAAATTTTTATTGATCAAAAAATGTAAAATTAACACAAGTAGTAAACTTTGGATGGTTACATAAAAAGTTTTCATAATTATACATGTACCAAACAAAATAATGAAAATTTTACAAACATTGAATGTGTGATTGGGTCACACCAATCAAAACTCAAAATGATTCAAAATTATGAAAAATCCATTTGATGAACTATATGATTTTAATCATTTGTTGACTTCTCAAATTAAAAAATTAACAAATATATTTAATCTCGTTAAAGGGATTTGTTTTTTTGTTTATGACCATACAAGAAGTCAAAATATATTTTTCGACAAATATTGATTGAATATACTAAAGTCCATTAAATGATTACTATCTAATGTTTTTGGTTTGTTTGTTAATTTTTGTTTTATTGATAAAACAAAAAATTTGAAATATTATCAAATATTAAAAATAATCAAAAATGGATAAAATCCCAAAAGCAACAAATTATTTACCAGGAGAAAAACAAAGCATGATACCTGGAAATGCTGATATGTTTACTTTTAAAACTGTAACCACAAGACATATAATATCCAATGGAATTCACAAAGGAGAAGAAACTTGTTATGAACGTTCTAAAAAATGTGCTTCTTCAGAAATCAATCGTTTGAGAAAAAAAAAATACAAGAATGGGAAAATTTGTCATGATACAGGTTGGATTTCGACTGGACCACGCTCAACTCTAATCGTCAATGTTCCTCTTCAACAAGAAAAAGGTGGATTTCGTCGTTCTATGTTAAGAAGACAAGTTGTTTTGAGAAAATTGAAACAAGTTGTTTTAGCAGTTGAAAAATCAACTAAAATTCATCACTACAAAGGAATAGATAATCATTTGTCGAATATTTTAATGTTACTTCCATATAAAAGTCGTTGTGGAATAAATGATGTTAACAAAATTAATGTCGATGATCCAAAATGGAGATGAAGTCAAACCAAGAATTATGGAGTTGAACTAAAAAGTTTATGAACAATAAGTAACCAATGAAGAAAAAATAATTGGTAAAGAATTTAGAACAACAAATAACAAACCAATAAAACAAATAGATTTAGGATGTTTTTTTTCCATTATGTTTAGATTATCTCTATTATTATCAACATGATCTTCCAATCTTTTTTGAAATGAATTTGATGCAAATATATCATCTATCTGAGTCAAAAATGTTAGTGCTAAAACATTAACCACCTTGTCGTATGAAGTTGTATATTCTTGGACATTTGTTGATGTTACAGTTAAATTTCCAATTATTTGTGTTGTTGTAGAATTAGTGATATTTATGAAATCGTCATTCACAAGTATTTCCCAAGAAAGTATCCAAACAAACAATGTAACTGTTATTTCCAATAATAATGATATTAATTGAATTAATGTGGATATTTTATTATTATTCCCAATAAATTTACCCCAATAGATAAATGACATTAACATATTATAAAATTCATTGTATGTGGACATTGATAAAAGAAGAGATAGAGAAAATGTTAAAAAATTACTAAAAGGTGTTATGTTATATTGTGGACAAATAAACAAATTATCTATACCACCTTGATAAATCAAATAAAATGGAATTAATAGTTGAATCGAAATTATGATATAAATATTAATGAAAGTATCGATTGGAGACATACAATAACCTTTTCCCCAAACCCAAGACATGATAAACCAATTATTTTTTGTTATATTAGTATTTTTGATAGAATGTATGAAGGAATTTACTATTCTATTATTTTTATATTTTTCTTGAATTCTTTTTTTTTTAGTACCAGAACGTTTTGAATAATTCATAAAAGTGGTTCGTCTGTTATTTTCATCAGTCATTTAACAATGAGTATAAATTTAAGTTTTAAGCCATCCAAAAAAATAATTAAAATAAATTTCAAATATTTTCATATTGTTTTTTATAAAATTCATTGATGATACATTTCATTTTTCGTTCCCATAATGAAAAATTACAATTATCTAAATACCATTTTCTAGCATTTTGAGCTAATTCATATCTATTATTCCAACCATATATAATTTTCCCCTTCATATATTCCAAATTATTTATTTTCGTCCAATCTAATTTAACAAAACAATTATCTGGAACATCACTAAAAAATAGACCAACATTTGTTGATATTACCAATAATCCATTTGACATAGCATCCAAAGAAGCATAAGAATTTCCTTCGCTATTTGATAATTGAAGAAAAATATCACTGTTTAAATAAATGTTTTGTTTTGTTCTATTAAATTCTTTCACATTGTTATTTTTCAGTGAAACATTGAGTTGCTGAAATTTAAGATAATTCATTTTTTTTGCTAACAATGGTATAATTTTAATTCCTTTTTTAAAACCATTCCAATTTCCCAGTACAATTGGAATTTTATTAAAGTTTTTTTTATAAATTGTTTCGTCTAACTCACTAGTATGTAATACTTTTAAGATAGTGAAATTGGTATATTTTTTTCCATAATATTTTGTAAAATCATATGTACAAGAATTAGAGATGGTTAATATAATAGTTTTATCAATATTTCTAAAATCTAACATTTTATTTTGACCATTTACACACAAATCACGAATTTGCCCTTGCCATCTAGGATTTCTCTGAGATGTTGTTTTGGCACACCCATGATGAACCAATATACAAGGATATTTATTAGGAATATCTATAGATAAATGATTATCTGTGATAATAATAGGATTGTCGCATTCTTCCAAATATTCAAGCATGGTCAATTTTTGTTGTGGTCCTTTAAAGAATTTTCTGTTTGGAAAAATCAGTTTTACATGATAATCATATCGTGCTACACCTCCATAATTTCCATTATCGTACGATCCACAGCAATAATGAATTATATTCATTTTGATATACCAAAATATACCAAAATTATATTTAAATCAGTTATAGGCTTCTAAAGGATATTTATTAATCTTTATTTATCTTCAAATAAAAAATTATTTTTAAAGTCAGAATAAATTTCAAGACAATTTTTTCTCATTTTAGATTCTTTTTCAAAACTTATTTTTGATAAAATAATATCTATTTTGTTTATGTGTTTTTCAGGACAAAAAACTATGGCATCTTTCCATAACTTGTGTTTTGGTAATTCAAGTGTGTCAGACAATAAAACAGGAATAGTTCCACAAGCCAATGATTCCCAAAATCTTATTGAATTAGGTCCACTTCCAGATGGACAAAGAGAAAATTTTGAATTGACCAATAATTCATTATATGTTTTATTATGGATTTTCAAAATATTTTTTTCTTTTTGAGGAATTATTTTATTTTCAACTTGTTTTCCATAAACTGTTTGTACAAAATGCCAACCATTGTTTCTTTGGATCATTGAATTTTTATTTTTTAATTTAAAAATATTTAATCGTATTTTAGATATATAATTTGACATGTGACAACCCATAAAAGTATATAGATTTTTTCTATAATTTAGATTAAAATTTTTTATTTTTTTAAATTCCATATTTCTGGTTTTATCTTCAAAATTAACAGCAAATAATGGACATGGTTTAATATTGATTCCTGATACATAATCTTCATTTTTGATTTTGTGTGGAGAATAAATAGTTGTAATATTTAATTCTTTACAAAATGAAATAATTCTCCTAAAAAAAATATGTTGACAAGTTGTGCTATATGTTTTATTTCCTAAGAAACTTTTTAACAATGGAAATAATTGTTTCAGATTAAGGTTTTTATCTATGATAGTTGCCCATGGAAGTCCAAAATAATTATTATTGAATTTTTGTTGAAGATAAACGGTTTGTTCTGTAATAACTGGATATTGCCAAAATAAATCAGTTGATTTTAATAAATTTTCAACAAATAAATAATTTCTCATGTTTTACAGAGTTAATAGATATTATTACAAAGAAAATAACTTTCCATAATATAATGAATTATGATTATGTTATTAAAGTTCTTTTGATTGGTTCCAGTGGTGTTGGAAAATCTTCTATATCTAATCAATTTGTAGAATCCAAATTTGAACAATTAAATGTTCAAACCATTGGAATAGATTTAAGAATAAAAAAAATAAATTGTCTTGGAAAAATAATAAAAATACAATTATGGGACACAGCAGGTCATGAAAGATTTCGTACTTTAACAAGTTCATATTACAGAGGTGCAGATTGTGTTATTTTAGTTTTTGATTTATCGAGAAAAACCACATTTGATGATTTGCCATTTTGGATTGGAGAAATTAAAAAATATTCTCCAAAAAATATTGAATATTTTTTGGTTGGAAATAAAACAGATTTATCTAAAAGAAACATTACAAGTCAGGAAATAGAAATTTTTATTACCAGTAACAAAATAAATAATTATATGGAAGTTAGTGCCAAAACAAATCTTAATATTGATGAATTATTTAAAAAAATTGCCACTGATGTCTACACAAAAAATATGTTAAATTATAAACAAAATTCATTTGAAAAACCTATAAAACCATCCAATTTTTTCTCAAAAACAAAAAAACATAAAATTTGTTGTGAATGAACAAAATGAAATGAACTTGATATTCTTTTTTTCTTGATTTGTAACTATCACAAAATTAATGTTTGAACATTCAAAATTTAATAGAGATATTTCGGGATGGAACACATCAAATAATACCACCATAGAAAGACTGTTTAAAAAATCAGCGTGGATATTTCTGGATGGAACACATCAAAGTCAAAAATTTAGCGATTGAACCTTAAACAGAACAAATGTAAAAAAAATTTGTTTTTTTTTTGGAAAGAATTCATAGTTTCACTATGATCACTTTAATTTCCAATAGTGGAGATAAATTTGTTGTTGATGATGGTTTAAGCAAATATGCCAAATTTGTTGAACAATACATTGATGATTCTGGAATTGTGGAAATGATCCAATCTAAAGAAGATATAGAATTAATAATATCATTTTATTTGGGACAAAATCAACCCACAATAAATAACATGGTTCAAGTGTTTATGTTGTCTGAATATTTTGATATAGCTCCTTTGACCAATGAATGTTTTGATTTTATGCAGAGTGTGTTGAATGGAAAATCAACAGAAGAAATCAGAACAATAATGAGAATAGAAAATGATTTATCTATAAAAGATATCATTAGGATATCCAAAGAGAATTATTTCATTGAAAAAGGATCAAATAAACATGAATCAATTATTATTGTGGAAAATCCAACGACTGTTCCAAGCATTAATATTCTAAAAAAACTGGTTAAAACACGCAAATTAAATCTCAGAACAATAGCCGCAATATCTAGGGTACATTCTGAATTGTTGATGGTGAGAAACATTTACCAAAATGTCCTGTTTAGTGGTACAGATTCCACAATTTTAAAAAATAAAAAATGGCCCAATATAACAATTCATAATATTCATGATATGGTGAAATCAAACCTTTTCGAAACAGAAGAATGTATCAAAACATTAGGAACAATTGCTGAATGGGACACATCAAATGTTACTACCATGGAAAGACTGTTTCAATGTTCAACATTCGATGGGAATATTTCTGGATGGGACACATCAAATGTTACTACCATGAAAGAAATGTTTTGGGATTCACAATTCAATAAGGATATTTCTGGATGGGACACATCAAAAGTCACCACAATGGGAAGAATGTTTGAATGGTCAATATTCAATGGGGATATTTCTGGATGGGACACATCAAAAGTTACCAACATGGAGAAAATGTTTTGGGATTCACAATTCAATGGAGATATTTCTGGATGGGACACATCAAATGTAACTAACATGACAAAAATGTTTTGTCGTTCAAAATTCAACCAAGATATTTCTGGATGGAACACATCAAATATTATTACAATGAAAGAAATGTTTAGCCATTCACCATTCAATGGGGATATTTCTGGATGGGACACCTCAAAAGTAACCACAATGGAAAGAATGTTTGAATGGTCAATATTTAATGGTGATATTTCTGGGTGGAACACATCAAATGTAACTAACATGACAAAAATGTTTTGTCATTCAACATTCAATGGAAACATTTCCGAATGGGACACATCAAAAGTTACCACCATGAAAGAAATGTTTGAATGGTCAATATTCGATGGAGATATTTCTGGATGGGACACATCAAATGTAACTAACATGGCAAAAATGTTTTGTCACTCAAAATTCAATGGAGATATTTCTGGATGGAACACATCAAAAGTTGCTGCTGTAAAAAGAATGTTTCAATGTTCAATATTCAACCAAAATATTTCCAAATGGAACATATCAAATGTAACAAACCTGGGACACATGTTTGAAGGGTCAATGTTTAACCAAAATATTTCCGAATGGGACACATCAAATGTAACCAACATGGAGAACATGTTTTGGGATTCACAATTCAATGGATATATTTCTGGATGGGACACATCAAATGTAACTAACATGACAAAAATGTTTTGTCATTCAACATTCAATGGAAACATTTCCGAATGGGACACATCAAATGTAACCAACATGGAGAACATGTTTTGGGATTCACAATTCAATGGAGATATTTCTGGATGGGACACATCAAATGTAACTAACATGACAAAAATGTTTTGTCATTCAAAATTCAACCAAGATATTTCTGGATGGAACACATCAAATATTATTACAATGAAAGAAATGTTTAGCCATTCACCATTCAATGGGGATATTTCTGGATGGGACACATCAAAAGTTATTGTAATGGAAAAAATGTTTCAAAATTGAGCTGGGATATTTCTGGATGGAACACATCAAATGTTACTACCATGGAAAAACTGTTTCAATAGAAACATTTCCAAATGAAACATATCAAATGTAACCAACATGAAAGGAATGTTTTATTCAAATTCAAGGGAATATTTTTGGACGGGATATCAAAAGTTACTGCTATGGAAAAAATGTTTCAAAATTGAGCTGGGATATTTCTGGATGGGACACATTAAAAGTTGCTACTGCAAAAAGAATGTTTTGTCATTCAATATTCAACCAAAATATTTCCAAATAGAACACATCAAATGTTACCAACATGGAAGGAATATTTCAATATTCAACATTCAACAGAGATATTTCTAAATGGAACATATCAAGGTTAAAAATAAAATTTTGCGATTGAACCTTGAATAGAACAAGTTTATCCTTTAATGAACTTTAGTATGTTCATATAATGATTTCAATAAATATTTGTTGAAAAATATATTTATTCAGGCTTCTTGTATGGTCATAAATTGAAACAATAATACATTTTAATAAATATGTTCAGTCCATTAATGGACTTTTGTGTGTTCATATAATGAGTTAATTAATATTTGTCGAAAAATATATTTATTTAGGCTTCTTGTTATGGTAATAAATCAAAACAACATTTTAATAATTCAGTCCATTTAAGGACAATTATAACAGTGGAGATTAATTTGTTGTTAATGATGGTTTTAGTAAATATACTGAATTTGTTCAACAATATATCGATGATTATGGAATATCTGAACCACTCAATTTTCAAAACAAAAAATATTTAATCAAAGTTTTGAAAAAATCTGGGTTTTGTTAGAACAATTTGTCTCACTGATTGTTAATATTCTTTTAGGTTTTTCCTGAAAACTTATTTCTAAAAAATCTACCTCGAAATTTTCCTATTAATAAATTTATATACCAATTTATCTCCTTCATACACAAAAAACCTATTTGATTTATCCTTTCTAAAATAATATTGTTCGTTATATCTTGTGTTCTCATTTTTATTTTTCCTACCTCTTAAATAATTTTCTATATGAATGCTATCCTTGTCAAGTACAAGGTTCAGTCCTTTCTTATGAACATTTGATAGTAGTTTCTCAATAGTATCCTTGTTGATAATTTTTTTATTTATGACACAATTTATCATGGGTTTTTTATTTTGTACTAGTTTGAATGTGTATCTATCATCAATCGAATATTTCTTTAGTTTAACGAATTCCTCATAAGTTATCAATAAAGGAAACACCTTCTTTGTAGGAGGTGCTCTCTTTCTTAGAACCTTCTTATTGAAACACCCATCCCCTTCATCAACAATAAATTTATTATCACAAACACTGAAATAATTGTCAATATATACTTTTCTTGTTATTTTCCCTTTGTCATATAACTGATTTAATAATTTGATACATTCTGCTACTCCTTTTCCACTCAGCAACCCTCCCTTTTCATCTACTCTTCCTATATTATTCAACTCATCTATTGAAAAATAGTCCTTACCCTTATAATGTAGTATCGCCTTAGGTTTATCAGGCATTTTATTATGTTTATGATAATTTGAAACAAGTTTATTTATTTCCTCATTCTTTTTCTCTGTGAGAAACAATATCATAGGTGCATTGTCTTCAACTGATTTCAAAAGGGTATCATATTTATCATATACTTCAGTTTTAAGAGAATTAATTTTTTCCTGAATATTTTTTTTAGGATTTTTACCTGATAAATTATATGGATCTAAAGTGTTATTTTTTTTATGAAGCTGAATTTTAACATCATATTTTTTATTGTCTTTTGAATGAATTATTGAATAATTTTTTGACTTTTCCTTATCTTTTGAATAATTTGCCAAACATTCTTCAGTACATTGGAAATCAGAAAATTTAGAAAGTATTGTTCCTACTCCATTTATATCAATATTTGAAGCGTATAAACCTTTACAATTCTTCATTAAATTAAACCTGATATATTTAGGATGTGTGTTTTGCAAAGACTGAAATAATTTTTTGTACTCAAAAGTGTTGAGTTGGATATCGTCAATATCACTTTTAGACATATCAGGACTATTTTTTAAATTGGTCTTTATTTTCCAATGTTTATTTTCATAGTACAAAAACCCACTGATTTTTGTATTTTTTGTTAAATCTTTTAATAATCTATCAAATTTATGTTTACAAGACCAGTAGATATTTTTGTTAACTTTACTTTTATCCATTTTGTGTCATTAAGCAAAAAAAAACATAATTAAATCAAAATTTAAGATTACAATTATTTTTGCTTTAACAGACTCTGGATCACAATTTTGATTAATTCACAAACTGGATAAATCTTGAAAAAAAAAATTATTTTGATTAAAATTGAAATATTAATTGAATGATAAAAAATCGTCAAATCTACAAAATGAGTATTACAATAATATCCTATAATTTTAATTCAGAAAATGTTAATATGACAAAAAGAATTTATTGTTTGGCAAAACTAATTTATGAAAATAAACCAAATATTGTTTTTCTCCAAGAAATTACCAATAATATTTTGAAATTCATCCATAAAAATGAATTTTTGTCAAAATACTACCATATTTCAAAAAAAAAAATAGATAATTATTTTGATAATGTGACTTTGGTATTCAAATCTTTTAGAATTGTTTCCATTAAAAATATTAAATTTTCCAAAACAAATATGAACAGATATTTTGAAGAAACCATAATCAAAATTCAAAATAATAATTATTTTTTGATCAATTCACATTTGGAAAGTTATTTCAAAAATTATAAAATAAAACTTAATCAGTTAGAAGAAATTTTTAAAAAATACAAAAACAGGGAGAATATTGTAATAGGAATGGATAGTAATTTAAATGGAATTCCAGAAGATGTTTTACTAAAAAAATATTGTTTTTCAGATTCATATTTAAGTTTTATTAGTTCTACCAAAAAAAAAATTAAAAAATATACATTTAATTACAGAACTAATAAAATGGTAAAAGGAAGATTTAAATCAAGATTGGATAGATGTTATTTTGGAAATTCCAGATGGAAAATATTGAATTATGAGATAATAGGGAATGATAATTTTAAGAAATATGGATTTGAAATATCAGATCATTTTGGAATTTTGGTAGAAATTAAAATGTAATAAAACTACTCAAAAAAACAACCAAAACAATATCCTTTGATGGACTGAATTATTAAAATGTATTTTTGTTTTGATTTATTACCACACAAGAAGCCTAAACAAATATATTTTTCAATGAATATTAATTGAAATCATTATATGAATATACTAAAGTCCATCAAAGGATAATTTTGAATCAAAATTCTGTCTCAATTTTTATTTGAAAATTTGAAATTGATTTATTATCCAGAACAATCTCATAATGAATAATTCTAATATTTTATCTGATTTTTCAAAAAATCCCATTTTTCAAATTATTGATTGGCACAGTGAAGATTGTACAATGGAAGAATTAGGAAAATTTAATAATTTAATTAAAACTAAATCAACATCTGATAAATTAGATTTAAAATTATGTAATTGGTGGAATTGGTGGAAAAACGCTTCTTTTAAAAACAGAAGAGAATTTACAATTTATGCTTTTGGTAGAAATCAAGAAGGTTTATCTGTATCCACAGAAATCAGAGGTTTTAATCCATATTTTTATATCAATATTCCAAATGATTGGAACAAAACCAGTCAAGAAATAGATATTCTTAAAGAATGGATTTTGAAAAATGTTTGGTGCAAAATGTATCCAATGCCAAAAAAATTAAATGATGATAATTATTCAATTGGAGATGATCAAGATAGAAATTGTGAGGATAGGTGGAAAACATTTTATAATTGGATCCAAAAAGATTTTAAAACTTTGAAAGAATTTCATGATATTATAGGAATAATCAAAATTAAATTTCATAGAAAATATAAATTACAAGGTTTTACAAATAACAAAAAATTTAATTTTTTAGAAATTAGAACCACAAACATGAGAACATTTTATACTTGTAGAAATATTTTTCAAAATAAATTTTATGATTCGAATAATGATGAAATGGTTCCTCATCCAAAACAAATTACTATTCAAAATTTAGTTAAAAATCATGTGTTTGATTTGTTTGAATCAAATATTAATCCAATAATTAGATTTATTCATTATTCTGATATATTACCATGTGGATGGGTCAAAGTGAATAATTTTAGTGTCAAATTCAAAGAAAATAAAAAAACATATTCAAATATCGAAATAGGAATATCAATTGATGATATTCAGTTACTGAATAAAAATAACAATGCTCAAATTCCTATAGCATTTTATGATATTGAATGTGATAGTAGTCATGGAGATTTTCCACAAGCAAAGAAAAATTACAAATCTGTTGCTAGAGAAATTATGGCTGAATATTCAAAAACATATGGTAAAACACAAAATATCAAAATAAGTGATTTGGAAAGAAACAAAGCATATGAATATTTAAAAAAAGCCCATTTTTTCACCAAATTATTATTAGAAAGCATCTATGAGAATGGAAATAATGACCACAACATATCAAAAGTCTATTGGAAAACAAACAAACAAAAGGTAAAAATGAACTCATCATGTTCACAAAATAAAGAGAAGAAATATTTAGATTTGAAAAATAAACAAGAAAAAAATGAAATGAAATTTGTCAATGATCATTTGTCAATTATCAAAAATTGTAATAGTGTCAAAAATTATATTAATCTAATAGATGAGGTTTACAAAGTCATAAATAAAAATTCCCCAAGATTTAAAAGCATTGCAATATTTAATTTGGAATATCCAAAAATTAAATTTTTTAAAAGATTTAGGGATGAATTAATTAGTACAGTTGCTAAGAAAATCCATCCTTTAATTAATATCAATTATAATAAATTGGGTTTATCTAAATTAGAAATAAATAAATTAAGAAGCAAGAAATTAGATGATACTCAATTTATCATGGATAAATATTTAGTTCCAATAGAAGGTGATCCTATTATTCAAATAGGAACTTGTTTTTTAAAATATGGAGATAAAAAACCTTATAAAAAACATATATTAACACTAAATACTTGTGATGATATTGAAGGTGTTGAGGTGGTTTCTTGTGAAACTGAAAAAGAATTAATTTTAAAATGGCAAAAACTAATTATAGATGAAAACCCAGATGTTATATCTGGATATAACATTTATTCTTTTGATTTTCCATATATTTGGGACAGAGCAGTAGAATTGGGTCAAATAGAGAAATTCAGAGTTATTGGAAAATTTAAAAATAGAAAATCTAGAATAAAAGAAAAAATATTATCTTCATCTGCATTAGGTCATAATTCATGGAGAGAAATTGATACCATAGGAAGAATTCAAGTAGATTTACTAAAAGTGATTCAAAGAGATCATAATTTACCATCATATAAATTAGACAATGTATCTTCCCATTTTATGAAGGGAAAAGTAATCAATATTATTAAAGATGAAGAAGAATATTCTATAATAGAGACAGATAATGTAAAAGGAATCCAAAAAGATAGTTATATAAAATTTATATTTATGGATGGTCACTCAGTTGAAAAACATAACAATGGACATAAATATTACATAGAAAACATAGAAAACAATAGAATTATTATAAGAGGAACTTTGAATTTTTTGAAAAAAAATAAATACAATTGGTGTATGGCTAAGGACGATGTATCACCCAAAGATATTTTTAGATTCCAAAAAGAAGGTTCAGATAAAAGATGTATAATAGCCAAATATTGTGTTAAGGATGTTATTTTATGTGTGGAATTACTACAAAAATTAGAAATTATGACAAATAATATTGGTATGTCTAATGTATGTTTTACACCATTATTATGGATTTTTACAAGAGGACAAGGTGTTAAAATTTTTAGTTTAGTATCCAAACAATGTAGAAAAGATAATTTTTTAGTCCCGGTTCTTTACAAAGATAAGAATGCTTCTGGATATGAAGGAGCTATTGTACTAAATCCTAATCCAGGAATTTATTTGGAATATCCAGTATCTGTTATGGACTATGCATCATTATATCCATCTTGTATGATTAGTGAAAATTTATCACATGATTCCATAGTAACACAAGACGAATGGTTAGGTGAAAAAGGAGGAGAAAATTTAAAAAAAATGGGTTATGAATATGTAGATATAATTTATGACCAATTTAAATATATAAATAAAAAAAAAACAAAAACAGGTGTTAAAACTTGTAGATTTATCCAACCAAAAAAAGAAGATGATGGAACCATCAAAACACAAAATAGAGCAATTATACCACGTATTTTAAATAAATTATTAAAAGCAAGAAAACAAACAAGAAAAAAAATTCCATATAAAATTGTTGAATTAACAAATAGTGAAATAATTGAAGGTCTTATGAAAAAAAATAACAATGGTTATAATATTATCAAAGAAGATGGTTCTAAACTATTTGTGAAAGAAGATGAAATAATTCAAATTAAAGATAAATATAATCAATTTGACAAAGCAGTATTGGATGGTCTTCAATTAGCTTATAAAATGACAGCAAATTCTATTTATGGTCAGATGGGAGCTTCAACAAGTCCTATTAGATGGATAGATATTGCAGCTTCGACAACAGCCAAAGGAAGAGATTTATTGAAACAAGCAGGTAATTTTGTTACTAAAAAATATAATAATGTATGGTTTAATGAAAATGTTTTTATCAAAGAAACTAAATTGGTATATGGTGATAGTGTGACAGGAGATACACCTCTTGTTCTAAAAAAAAATGGAAAAGTTTTTATTAAAACAATAGAAAGTCTGAATAATGAATGGAAACCATATGAAGAATTTAAACCATTTGATTCAAATAGACGAGAAAAACAACAAACCAAAACTAGTTATAAAATTTGGACAAATGGTAAATGGGCAAATATAAAAAGAGTTATCAGACATAAAACTAAAAAAAATATATTTAGAATAAACACATCTCAAGGAATAGTAGATGTGACTGAAGATCATAGTTTAATAAATTCCAAATTTCAAAAAATTAAACCAAACGAATGTATTGTTGGTAAAACAGAATTAGCACATAGTTTTCCAACAAATTTTAAAGAAAATAATCATAACAATTGTTATTATGATGATTTTGAAATAATCAATGGTTCTTTTTTGGAAAGACAAAACTGGATCAATGATAGAACCAGTACTCATTTTGATTTTGAAAATGGTGATAAATTATTAATCAAACATAAATTAGTTGCCCAAGTATATTATTATATTATTAAATCAATAGGAATTGATATTAGTGTAAATTACAATCCAACGAAAAATACTTATGAAATTTATAAATCAAAAGAAAATGTTAATCCAAAAATCATCAAACAAATTATAAATTTAGGTAATTATGATGGAATAGTATATGACATTGAAACTGATGAAGGATATTTTAATGGAGGTATTGGAGAAATTATCCTAAAAAACACAGATAGTGTATTTGTAAGATATGTAATGGAAGATAAATGTGGAAATTCAATTAAAAATAAAGAAGCTTTAAAATTATCAATAGAAATTTCTGTCCATGCTGAAAAAAAATTCAAAAAATTATTAAAAGAACCACATAATTTGGAATATGAAAAGACATTTTGGCCATTTATATTGTTTTCTAAAAAAAGATATGTTGGAAATAAATATGAATTCAAGACTAACTGTTACAAACAAACTAGTATGGGTATAGTTCTAAAAAGAAGAGATAATGCACCTATAGTCAAATATGTTTATGGTGGTGTAATTGATATAATAATGAATCATTTGGATATTAACAAATCAATTGATTTTCTACAAGTTTCAATTAGAGACATATTAAATGGAACATTCAAAATAGACAAATTTGTTATCACAAAAAGTTTAAGATCACATTACAAAGATCCACAAAGAATTGCACATAAAGTTCTAGCGGATAGGATAGGGGAGAGAGATCCTGGAAATAAACCTAAACCAAATGATAGAGTTCCTTATGTTTATATCAATAAACCCACTTTTATTTCAGTAAAAGAAACATATATTAAATTAACAAATAAAAAATTTGGAAAATATTTTCTTATTTATTCAATTTGTGTTTCAAAAAATAAATCAGAAGAAAAATTAGTTCCATTTACAGAATTCACACGTCAAACAAAAAATAAATATAAATTAATTCAAATAATAGAAATAACAGATAAAAAAGGATATGAAAAATTAAAAAAATTAGAAGAATTAACTAAAATTAATACAAAATTGGAGACAGAGATAGATTGGGATTGGGATGAAAATAAAAATAAAGGATATAGTTTAGAATGGACATCGAATAATGCTATTTTGAATAATTTATGTAAAAAAAGATTAACAAAAGAACCAATATTGAACATTACAAAAAATTATGGGAAAGAAGAAAACACACTAAAACAATTTGTGGAAGAATACACTAAAACAGCAGAAAGCAAAGGACAAAAAACTCAAATTAAATTTCATAAAAATCTTTTTGATAAAAAACAAATCCAAATTAAAAAGAAAACATTACAAGGTGATAGGATAGAGAATCCTAAATATATTGTGGATAACAAAATACCCATAGATTATAAATTATATATAACAAATCAAATTATGAAACCAGTATGTCAAATTTATGGTTTAATAGTTGAAAGATTGGATAAGAAATATAAATTTCCTTATGATAAAAACTATTATACTAAAAAATATAAGAAAATTAGAAAGGAAAAAGATGAAATTAAAACTATAAAAAAAATTAGAGATATGAAAGAGAAAATGGCAAAAGAACTATTATTTATGCCTATAATTAGACAAATTGAACGTCGCGATGCTATGATTATGTGGAATGGATTTGGATTCACGGCTAAATAATATTCTTATTTTGGAAAACATGAATAATCTAAATTTGTTATGTGTTGGATGATAGCAAATTATAAATATCATAATTTATTTTGGAATATTTGCTCATTGGTACACAACAATGGTAATCAGAATATACATGATTAGATATATTTTTTCTAATTTGTTTATTTAAATTTAAATTATTCCTATCCAATCTTCTAAATCCAGTATTTTTTTCTTTTAAACAAACAAAATTATTTGTTTTTTTATTCCAATCATTAATTTTTTCATATAAAAATAGTTGATCTAAATACCATCCTTTTTTTCCATGACCTTCTTCAATAACATTATTTTGAGATTTAATTTTAATTGCATTTTTAATATCTGTCAAAATATTAATTTAACAATTAATTATAATTCCTGTATATGGTCCTACATATCCCAAACCATAACTACCAAATGGCGTTAAAGCTTTATAATTTGTTTGAGATACATGAGTAATCTTAAGATTACCCTCGACAAATTCAAAAAAAATTTTAACAATGTTCTTTTTATATTTTTGTTTTCTTAATCAAAAATTAATTTTTATAACCTCCTCTGATTAATTTTGATTAATTTTCGTTTTTTCAAACCAAAAGCTCTTCTGGGATTTTGATTAATTTTCGATTAATTTAGGAACTTTTTTAATTAATTTAATTATTTATTTATTTAATTTTAGTGGGGGTTTTTTTTTTTTTTTTTTTTTTTTTA